GTCGCAATTTGGAATCGAGCCGACACGGATGTTGCGTTGCCAGTTGGTGCCCAGGGCTTAGTCGCGTCAGCCTCGTTCCAAGCAAAATTGGCCTGCGCCCAAGTCAGCATCTGATCGGACACGGAGGCAATTGCTCCGAAGATGGTGTTCTGGGCGCGGAAGCGGTCGGGCAACGAAACGTCGAACAGGTACTCGCCGTATGTGACGCCAGGCTCCATTTGAAGCGCGTCGTCGAAGTTATACAGACCGTGCGTGATGCCTGGAAAGCCCTGAGCGTGCTTGTCCACGTCGAACACCACGTTCGAGTTCTGGGGCTTCACCACGTCAGAGTTCACGAAGCTGGCAACGTCAGAGTAGATGCCAGGCGACGCGATAGCCTTGATCCAGAATGTCCGCGATCCCGTCGTGCCGGAAGGCATCGTGTAGGTCGTGGACATGGTTTGCGCCACCAGCAGACTTGTCGCCCACTCGGAGCCTTCTCGAATCTCGTAGGCAACAATGTTCACCTCCGAGTTTGGCCTCCAGCGGAACTCCAGTCGGTTTGCCGACTGGATGCAATCGAACTGATCAACGGCCGCCGGCGGGTCAAGCACCAGCCGGAACGTGGTCACGTTGTCGGAGTATTGTCCGTGCGAATCAATCGAACGGATGTGGTAGTAGTACACGCCAGCGTAGTCCTGGTCGTGCGTGATCATCGTGCCCTTGAAGTTGGTCGTGATCAGGTCGGACGCATCCCAAGAGTTGCCGACGCGAATCTCGTAACCCTGAACGTCAATGTCGGCCACAGCATCCCATGTCAGCAGCAGATCGGACGTTCGGCGGGTGACGAGGAAATTGCGGACATCGCCAGGCGCAGTCGTCTTGCCGATAGGCAAGTAGCTGGTCGAGACAACGCTGGATTTTCGTCCGAAGCTGTTGACTGCGCAGACTTGGAACTCATGCGTAGACTTGCGGACGTTCTCGAAGTCCACAGACATGCTGGTCGTGGTGATCGTCTGCCAGGATGTCGCGTACTTCCCAGTGCGCCGCCAGCGAATCTCGAACTGCGGCATCGGGGCGAACCACGAGAGCGTCAGGCGGGTGCCGACAATCCCAGGCACAACTTCGTACTGCGCTTCCGCAACGGTGACGTTCGTCGGGGCGGTAACGGCGTTTGGATCAATGACGGAAGTCTTGGGCGTTTCGAGCTTCAGGTTCTGCTCAATCGCCGCGAACTTCGACGCATTGTGTTCGATGGCAGTGATCAGGAACTGGTCGTGCTTGGTGCCGTCCTGGGAAATGCCGATCACGCGGGCGAGGATTGGCTCCAGCGATGCTTCGGAAACCATCCACATTGCGTTGTTCAACGGCAGAGCGGGCAGCGGGTCAGTCCAAGTCAGAACTTCATGAGCGCCGCCCTCCTCCAGCACCGGACGGTCAACAAAACTGCCATCAGGCAGGCGCATCGAAAGCATCGCGCCGTTCTGAGTGAGAGTAATTGGCGCGTCGAGCGTCAGCGATGTTGTAGTGCTTGCGGCGATTCGGCCGCCCATTCGCTTGCCGGCGCGGTAGGTGTCGTGAATTTTGACAACCTCGCCTGGCAGCAGCGTTGCGCCTTCCAGACCGACCTTGAACTGCACCATGTCGGATTCAAGGCGCTCGGTATAGAGCAGCCAGCGACCAACTCGGTTGGCTTGACCACGGCTCGTACAGCCGAACGCAACGATGTCCGTCTTTCGAATGCCGAACTTCGTGACCGACTCGGCATCCTCGACGTACTCGATCTTCTGCTTGAACTTGTCCTGCGGATCGTTCCACGTCACGTTCACAACGGAGTGGCGATCGCGTCGCGCCGAACCCGTGTAGTTGAACATGCCGTCAATCACGTTCGACGGTGTGAAGATCATCGAGGGCGAGGTCGGACTATCCTGCGTGAAGCCGACCATACCGCCGTTCCAGTAGGCCATGCCACGGAAAGCGGATGTCAGGTCGGAAATCAGCTTGTAGGCTTCAGCTTGTGTCTGAATGACCGTGTTGACGACGAAGCGCGGCTCATAGCCGCCGAAGCCGTCAGGCACCAGTTCATCGCAATACTTGCCGATCTGATACAGCTTCGCCTTGTCGATCTGTGCCGGCTGAATGTAGTTGCCCAGACCGTAGCGTGTGTTTGTCAGGAGGTCGTACAGCACCCATGCAGGGTTGTTCGACAGCGCGACCTTCAGACCGCCGTTCCAGATGCCAGAGTAGCCGCGAGTCGTCGGATCGTAGTTGGATGGAACCTGGATGTAGAGGCCATTGACCAAGTACGAGCGCTGCGGAACATGATTGAATTGAGCGGAGTCGATACGAACGCCGACGATGGCCGAGTTCGGATACGACAGCTTCGACTCCATGATCTCGGTGTAGGAGTCGAACCATGTTTCGTTGGACAAAGAAGCGTCCGGCGCGTCATCGGTGATGCGCGTCATTCGAATGTTCCACGAGATTGCGCCGGCAGGCTTCGGCAGGCGAATGACGTGGCTGCGTTGATACTTCGAGTTTGTCTTGCCGGTGATGGTCAGCGTGGAATCGCCGTCGATCACGACATCAGAATACGCTCCGCCATTGACGGAAATGCTGAACTTGTACGAGACGGACGTGCCGTTGATGTCGCCAGTTGTCTTGTCCTGCTGGCGCAGAGACGGGAGCGACACCACCACGCGCACGGCGTCGGTGGACGGAGCGTTGACCGTGATGACATGCGGCGAAGTCTTCTTGACTTGAACACTCACGTTGTAGGGCGTCTCCACATCGGAGAAGCCCTCGATCACGTCCTGATCTTGAGTGCCGTAGCGGGCGTCCCAAGAAACGCCATTGAAGTTGTATGAGCCGTCTGCGTTCGCAAGAGGCGTTTCGTCCAAGAAGATCGACTGCGCGCCATTGACAAGACCGCCAATGACACCTTCTCCAATCAAGTCGAGCAGCGAGATCATCGCTCGCGATTGGAGCGAATCTTCCGCCTCTACAGCCTGACGACCACCGCCGCCACCACCTTTGCCGCCACCGCCTGCGCCGGCAATCACGATTTGCTTTTCTTCTTCCTTCATGATTCCGTCACAGCAGTTGGTCAATGGTCAGCGATGCGGAGATCGCATGCGAGCCTGCCCGAATCTGACCGTAGATCAGAGGCACAGGAACGCCCTGAACGGAGGTGTTCACGGGGCCATCGAAGTAGTAAGAAGTCTTGTCCTTGCGTTGCGCAGGATCATTGTTTTGAGGTTTTGGGGTCAGGGCTTCCACGACCGAGCCAAGCATCATAGAGACGCCGATGTTGCCGACCACTGCACCGATGCCCGTCCAGCCCATCGAGTAGCCGACATAAGCCAAGACAGCGCCGACGACGAACCGAACGCCCGAACTTGCACCTTCAATCACGGGCACGACATAGACCGTCTGCGGCTTGCGCTCAACCCACAGCGTATCGTTGTCAAGCTCTTCCTTTCGACCGTCTGCGTACTCGCACACCACCTTGTAGTATGGAAACGCTTTGAGCGAGTTGCGCACCCAGGCGAACAGCCCAGGCTTGTTCGCGTCGATGATGCGAAGCGCTTCTGGAACCGAGGTTGCCTCAAGCGACCATTCGCGCCCGAACTCCTTGCCCAGAGCGCCTTCCAGAACGACCTGAATCGTCATTTGCGCTCCTTGTGTCGCAGGTGATGCGACGTATGTTTTGCCCACATTCCGCCGTACTGGTCGGTGCGAGACAGCCGGCCCTGGCAGTGGTGAAGAATCTGATCGTTTCCGATGTAGATGCCGATGTGATTGGGCAGCGTTGCGCCAACTTGCATGATGAACAAATCGCCAACTTGCGGCTCCTTGTCGATCAGCAGTTCGAAGCCCTGCTCCTCGTACCCGTTTGCAAAGAAGTCCAGGCCCTTTTCCCAGAAGCGCTCCACTCTTGGGTATTCGCCCAGGTGGATGCCGTACTCTTTGCGGTAGTAGTCGCGGACGAGCGTGTAGCAATCATTGACGCCGTAGAGATATGTGCGCCCTTCGTAAGCCTCCTCAACCACTTCGGGATTGAGCGTCACGATTGGCGTGCAAGTCAGCCCCTCTGCTGAGTTCCAGACAGACAGGATGTACCACGGCAGCTTGGACGCATTGCAGCCGGCAACATCCGCTTCAGACGGATTTGGCGGCACATCGACGTGCGTGTGCCAGATGCCGACAACCTCGCCCAGTTTCGAAGCCTCGATGTACTCCATCGAGTCGATCCGGAAGTTGGTGCGCGGATTGTCCGCGACGTTCTTGCAGATGATGATCCGCTGGCGAGAGCCGATCGCAACCACAACTCCGCAGGCTTCGAGCGGATAGTTGGCCACGCCTTCCTGGCGCATGATGGCTTCAAGATCAGACGTTCTGGTCATTTCGCACCGATCCTGGGAAGCCCCCATAAGGCAGTGTCATGCCCATCGCGCCGTGTCGCGCTTTACAGGACGAGAGACGCTTGGAGCAGAAGTCGTCCGCCTGCCCGCAGGGCTGATCATTCTTGTCGATGTAGAAGCCGTTCCAACCGCACTCGGGGCCGCGATACCGCCAACCGCATGTGTTCTGAATGACCTGTCGCGCCGGCAGCATCACACCCTGAAGGTCGAAAGCGGACGCAAGCTCCCACTCGACCACGTAGCGGTTCTCCGTCAGCTTGCGCTCCACATACCAGAGGTCGTCGATCAGACTCTGGTTGGGGTTGGCTTCGGGATTTCCACTCGCAAAGTTCACGGCGTCGAGGTATCGCACAAAGGTGCGCTTGCGAATCAACTTCACCCCGATCAGGTCATCGTAGTTCCTGATCTCCGCCGAGAACATGCCGTTGATGTTGGCCACTCGAATCTTGGGGCGCGGCATTGCGCCCTTGGTCGAAAGCTCAAAACCTTCGGCTTCGATCGGCAGCGGGTAGTACGTCTCACCCTGCCAAACAACAGGCTGTTGAAGCTCGTTCGTGCCGGCGTGGAAGCGCAGCGGTTGCCCGTTCGGCAGCGAACTCAGGTCAAGCACGAAAAGCTCGACCAAAGCCGACGGCGACAACGATTGGAGTTCGGCCGCGATCGTCATTTCAATACTCGAAGACCTGTTCAAAGGTGCATGTCAGTTCCAGCGTTCCGCCGTTCTGGGCGGTTTTCCACTGCCGACAGACCCAGGTGCCGGTCTTCGACAGCGGCGTTGTCCAGGTGAAGGATTCATGACCGCCGCGCTCTTCAAGGAACGCGACGATCTCCTCGATCACTTCCTGGTTTCGCTCGAACTTCAAGCTCCAGTTCGCCGGCTTGTAGTTGATGCCCGCAGGCGTGCGAAGCTCGTAACCGTCACCGAACTTGGTGACGTTCACGTTTGGCTTTACATCCTGCTGCGATCCGCGATCCGGATGCCAGGTGAACACAGGCTTAGTCATGTTGGCAATTATAAGTCATGGGTTACTTAGCCAACAAGCCGCCAGGGCGCTGCTGGTTCACAAGTTCGCCGCGAACCACGTCACGCACCTTGCCTGCGAGTTCTTTCCAGCGTTGTGGGTCGTCGCCGGCAGCGTCAGTCGTCGAGCCATCCTTGTTCACCACAATGCTGATGTTCACGTTGCCAGCGCCCTGCCCCACGTTCGGCGGGAGTTTCATGGTCACTGGAATGCTGCGGCCGTCAGGCAGCGGCACATACGCCTCGTTCATGCGACCCTCGCCGAACAGCGCCAGTTGCGGGCCAGTAGCGATGCCGCCATTGGCGTACTTGTTCAGAGACAGGGGGCCGTAGTCGCTCATGATGCCGCCGTTGGCAGCGGTCATGGTGACAGGCAGGACTTGAGTTGCGGTCGAGTCCAGCACCGCACCGCCCTCAGAGCCGCCCAGCCCACCAAACAGGCCGGTGATGCCCTTGACGCCGCTTGCCGTGGCCACGTTCATCAGAGCATATGCGGCGGCCTGGGCCGCTGCGGTCAGCGTTCCAAGCGTTGTGGTGGCGGTCACGGTAGTGGCGTTCTTGGTCTGCTCCACCGTCTCGCCGAACAGCATGTTCTTGATGCTCTGCCACATGCTCTGGGCGAACCGCACGATGGCGTTATCGCTCAGAGAATCCATTGCACCGCCGGCCTTGTCGGTCGCTTCCTTCAGATTCCTCATGGACTCATTCACCACATCGCCGGCGGTCTTGGCCGCCAGAGTGCCGGTGTTGCGCGGATTCGCGGCTTCGATGCCCTGGGTGATTGCCTTGCCGAAACCGCCGATCATGTTGGCAATCGGTTCCGCAAACTGACGTTGCAGGAACACCTTGTAAACCTGCATGGCCATGTCGGCGACCATCTTGCGCCACTCGACCTTGCCGCCCGTAGTGGCCAGAGCGATGTTGTCGATAATGGTGTTGGCCCACTGCGCCGTCAGCTTGTTCATCTGCTCGGTCGTGTCTTTCCAACCGACCACCATCTTTTCAAGCTCGGTCTGCCGTGCAATCCGGTCACGGTTGATTTCAGCCTGGCGACCCAAGCTGGCGCTGGCGCGAACGCGAGAGATTTCATCCTCAAGCTGCTTGCGCTTGTCGGCCGACAGTTCTTCCTGATCCAGAATCTTCTGAATTGCGGCAACCTGAGCCTTCTCCTGGGCGTTGATCTCTTCCAGGCGCTTGCGATGCTCGGCGTCTTTGGCCTCTGTCGCGGTCTGTGTCGCCTTGATAACTTCGAGTTGCGAGTCGCGGAACTTCTTCTGCTCGTCCGCAGCGAAGTTCACCGAGGAAGCAATCACGGTGTCGGCCAGCGCTTCACCACGCAGCTTGCGATACTCGGCGTAATCCTTGCCTGCTTGCAGGACTTGCTTGCCCAGACGCTCGAAGTGCTTATACATCGTGGTCAGAGACTGGTCTGCC